AGGAGGCCGCAAAAGCAAGGCACTCCCCAACAAGGAAGACGCAGACTGGTGGAGGGCCAACGGCCCACTGATGGTGGGTAACTACGTCCGGTGGCGTGGACAAAACCCCAACATTGAAGTGTGGACGGCACCTAACGGTAAACCAGCCATTGAAATAGGTATCGAAGCGATGCTACCCAACGAAACAATGTTGAAGTCCTACATTGACCGGGTGTTCCAAGACAAAACCACTGGTGAACTACTCATCGTGGACCTCAAGACAGGGCAACCACCGAAGTCGTCACTGCAACTAGGCGTGTACCGTCTAGCGATACGCGAAATGTTCGATGTGGACATTCGTTACGGTGCCTACTGGATGGGTCGTGAAGGAACACTCACACAACCAAGTGACCTTGACGTGTTCCCACCGGAGATGGTTTCCCGTTTCATGCGGGACACGTACAAGATTATTAAGCAAGGGATCTTTCTCCCCAACATTGGTATGGGTTGCTCGTGGTGTGGCGTGTCGGATCACTGCTACACTCAAAACCCCGCTATCGTTCCACCCGTATTGGAAAACGACATTAAGGAAGTGACAGCATGACCGCATCAAAAGACACACTAGTTCAAGTAAACTTTAAGACACGCAACGGCACGTTAATCAACGTGTACGGTAACGATGAGCCTTCGTTTGATCTTGGCTTAGCAATCATCCAAGACCGTATCGCTACGTTCACGGAGATTGAACAGCAACTATCCGGTGCCGGTGTAGTCGGTGAACAGGTAGCGTTAGCGTCGGTACAGCCACCAGCAGCAGCAGGTGTACCCGACGTGGCACCACAAGCACCACCGGCAGCATCATGGGGTCAACCACCAGCACCAGCACCGGCAGCAGCGTTCACGGCAGGTGCAGTACGACAATGTGCACACGGTGTGATGACGGCGCGTAGCGGTCAGAGTGCCCGTGGACCGTGGAAGGCGTACATGTGCCCGACACCCAAGGGTACACCGGGTCAATGTGCAGCACAGTTCCTTGACAATAAGAGTGCCGAATGGAACTCGTTCGCTGCGTAACTAAACTTAGTGTGGGCAGGTTGACAGGGAAGCAGTCTGTCCACACTAACACCCTTTCCCTGAAGGAGAAACATGAGAACACTTGATCGTGCAGTACGCTCACTTGACAAAGGTGGTGCAGCATTACACTTACCGTTTCGTTCATGGGCAGACAAGCATATAAGTATCCGTCGTGGTGAAGTATCCATGATCGCAGGTCCACCCGGTGCAGGTAAATCAACCGTGGCCCTAGCACTCGCACTTAAAACACAAGCACCCACCCTGTACGCATCCGCTGACAGCCACGAATCCACTATGGCAATCCGATCCGTATCCATGATAACAGGTTTACCACAATCCGAAGTCGAATCACGCATGATGATGGACGTTGATTGGGCTAGCGGTTTACTGAAACAATACGGCAGTCACATCAAATGGATGTTCGATGCCAGCCCCACACTAGGCGACCTTGAAGATGAGATCAACGTGTACCGTGAACTGTACGGTTCCGACCCCGAACTTGTGGTAGTAGACAACGCAGTAGATATTACTCACGAGAGTGGTGACGAGTTCGGTTCACTACGATCATTGATGCGTGAAGTTAAATGGTGGGCACGTGAAATGAACTCAGCCTTCCTCATCCTGCATCATACCAGCGAATCGTACAACAGTAACCCTTGCCCTCCACGGGCAGCGTTGCACGGAAAGATCGCACAAATACCTTCACTGATCCTCACCCTGTCATCCGATCAGCCCGGACTCATGGCTGTCGCACCCGTCAAGAACCGTTACGGGCCAGCAGATGCCACGGGTGGCACGGCAGTGTGGATGAACTACTCGCCAGAGTCAATGCTATTGAGGGACATGGAATGAGTGCAGCGAACAAGGCCAAAGGCAGCAAATGGGAGATAGACATAGAAAACTATCTCAACGATGTTGGTATTAAAGCACGACGCTTACCCCGTGCCGGTGCGAAAGACATTGGCGACGTGGCAATCACACTCAAGTCGGATAAAGTTATTGTGGTTGAAGCAAAGAACGTGGCATCGGTGACGTTGAAAGAGTTCCTGCGACAGGCCGAAGTAGAAGCAGACAACTATGAGTCTAAATACAAGAACGTATGCTACCCTGTTGTCATGGTTAAGGCACGTCAACAAAGCGTTGGTGAAGGTCGCGTCATTATGACGTTGGACACGCTACTCAACCTACTCAAGTGGGAGGGCTTATCGTGACTGACGCTAGGCTCCCCATTGCAGAGGCATACTTCACAAAGTATTATTCTTACCTTTCCAAATACTTCGAGATCGCAGTTGTTTTTGGTGGCGAAGAAGCCAAGAGACAATTCTATGCCGATCAAAACATGAACCCTGACGGAAGCACGAAATGACTGACGCTAGGTTCCCCATATGGCCAGTGCTCGAACACTACGGGTGGACGTTACCATCACCGCGTGGAGTGTGGCAGACAGTGAAGTGTGGGGCACACGACGACAGTCACATGTCCTGCCGTGTCAGTGAAGATGCCGGTCAAGTAAAATGTTTAGCATGTGGATTCTCAGGCGACGCTATCGCGGTCGTTCAACACTACGAACAGTTAGGATTTAAGGATGCTCTCACTAGATGCGAAGAACTCACTGGAACAAGCGACAGCAGCGTACGAAGCACAAGTGGATCAGGTCGCGGGCTATCTGGCAGCAAGGGGAATAAGTCAAGAGGCCGCGTTTACACACCGCCTCGGCTTCGTGGCCGATCCTCTGGTGGGACACGAACGGTACGTGGGTAGACTTGCTATCCCCTACGTCACGCCTACTTGTGTCACTGATGTTCGCTTCCGTGCTGTTAACGATGACGATTCTCCGAAGTATCTGTCGCGTGAGGGAGCCGAAACCCACCTATACAACGTGAAAGCGTTCGAGATGGACTCAGATTTTATTGCCATATGTGAAGGGGAAATGGACACGATCATATCCCATAGCATGTGTGGTATTCCTACGATAGGATTAGCGGGTGCTAACGCATGGAAGCCTTGGTATGCTAGGGCTTTCGCTGATTACCATAAAGTGTTTGTGTTAACTGATGGTGACCAGCCGGGTAGGGATCTTGGCAAGAAGATCGCGCAGCAGATTGATGTGGCGGTAGTAGTGTCCATGCCTGACGGGATGGATGTGAACGAAGTGTTTATTCGTGACGGTGTTGAAGGTGTCAGAGGAAGGATCGGGTTGTGAATCCTTGGGTGTGGTTTAGTATCGGTGGCGTGGCGTTCATCGTTGTCGGTTTCATTGTTGACCGTGCAATCATGCGTGTCACGGGATGGGCGCAGGAGCGAGACATTAACAGGATCATCGCTGATGAGGTGGTTGAACAGTTTCGACGGGAACAATCAAGCCGAAGGGAAGATCCACTATGACCGACATGCAACAGTTCGGGGACAACGCCAGAGTAATATATCAAGACTTAGAAGACGTACTCATACTGAAACAATTAGACTACGGTCCCGGTAACATTAACAACGCGCCCGGTGGCCCACTCAACGGTTTACTGGTTCGCATGAACGACAAAATGGAACGACTCAAGCACCTGAATTACCATGCGGAAGGTGAACCACAAAACGAATCCATAGACGACAGCCTGCTAGACATAGCAAACTATGCTGTCATCGGGATGATGGTGAGGGCAGGGACATGGCCGAAAAACATTTAACGACATTGAAGAACTACCGTGTATGTACCGAATGTAAAAACGGTTTCGTTCCCTCGGACCCACCGTCCGTTTACACGTGCCTGACGTGCCGTTCATTGGCTCCTTGTGCCTGACGTTGAGCATGTGTGTGGCTTTTGCATGACGCAGTACCACGACAACTGCCGGAGGGTAATAGTGTACTTCGATAAGACATGGACATGTGAATGTTTACACGACGAGGGAGTAACTAAATGAAACGCACCGTAGTAATTAGTGACCTGCAAATACCCTTCGAGGATCGCAAAGCCGTTGATGCCGTCGCGGAATTCATTGAGGACTACAAACCTGACAGTGTCATCAGTGTGGGTGACGAGTCCGATCTCGCACCGCTGTCACGCTACTCGCTAGGTACACGTGGAATGTATGAAGGTAACCTTGGTGCCGAACGTGACCGTGTAGTAGACGTACTAGGCATGCTGCAAGTGCAGCACATCACGCGCAGCAATCACCTTGACCGTTGGTTCGCTGCACTCTCAAGAGTACCAGCGTTCGAGACAGTACCCGAAATGAAACTTGAAACTTTCTACAAGTTCGAGCAGTTAAGTGTCACATACCACAAAGATCCGTGGGCACCAGCAAAGAACACGCTACTCATGCACGGTGACGAGGGTGCCATGAGCAGTAAGGCAGGGCAGACGGCCCTCGGTTTAGCGTTACGAACCAACACGAACATTGTGTGTGGTCATACGCACCGTCAAGGTATCTCTAGTACCACGTTCACGTGGCTAGGTAACAAACAACCCAAGACCGTGTTCGGTTTCGAGGTCGGTACCCTCGCAGACTTCAACTCACCCGGCATGAGGTACGCGAAGATGAAGAACTGGCAACAAGGATTCGGTTTGCTGTATGAAGAAGGCAACAACGTTACACCAGTGGCAGTACCCATCATAAACAAAAGTTTTATTGTAGAGGGGACGCGATATTCATGGAGATGACCATAACGGACAGTGAAATTAAACTAGCAAAGCAAGGGGCGCAAGGCGCGTACCGTGCAGGGCGTGGACTGATAGACCTCGGGGATCTTATCGGTGAATCAAACATGTGGATGGTGGAAAACTATCGTAAGGTAGTAACGTGGAGAGATGAAGGTCGCCATGGTCACAACAAACTCCGGCAGGCGTGTCGTCAGCGTTGCCTCACTGTGATTGCAAGGGAACGTAAGAAGCGTTCCGGTCTCAAAGGCGGTGACATTTTCTTTTACAATCCTCAAATGGTGCGTGAAATTATCGCAGACATTTTTGATGTGGATGACTGGACTACTAGCGGTGTTGATAATGGTGAGTTACGGGGCAAATCGGTACCTTCTGAGGGTGGAAACAAACTAGCCATGGTGGTTGATGTGCGTGGTGCTTTCTATTCCCTTACCGTGGACGACAGGGCTGTTATTGCGGCGTTGTATCGTGACGGTGAGTCGTTTACACAGGTAGCAGTCACGCTTGATGTTGCTGAGCGTACCGTTAGGCGCAAGGAAGAACGTATCCTTGAGAAGATTG